GAATTAGGTAATACATTACTATCAAGTTCAGCTCAAATAGCTGCAAATATTAGTGGCTCTTTTACCTCAACATCTTCTTCTCTAGCAAGCAGAATATCTACTGCGGAAACTGAATTAGGAAATACTCTACTATCTAGTTCTGCTCAAATAGCATCTCAAATAAGCGGTTCGTTCACAACAACAAGTTCCTCTTTAGCTAGTAGGATATCCACAGCAGAAACTGAATTAGGCAATACTTTAGTATCTAGCTCAGCTCAAATAGCATCTGATATATCTGGTTCATTTACAGCAGCTAGCTCTTCTTTAGCAAGCAGAATATCTACAGCTGAATCTGAATTAGGAAATACTCTTTTTAGTGCTTCAGCTCAAGTAGACGGAGCAAGCATAACCAATAATACAGTAACTATAGGAGACTCATCTATTGCACTTAACGGTACTGATACTACTCTAACTGGTTTAACCGATATAGATATGACATCAGGAGATAAAACTATCCTAGATGGCATAGGTTCTAATACTCTTACTATTGGTGCTGGTGGAACTACAGTAGTTATAGCAGGAGATTTAACTGTATCAGGAACTAATACTACATTAAATACTGCTAATTTATTAGTAGAAGATAAACTTATATCTGTAGCTTCGGGTTCAAGTAGCTCTTCTGATGCAGACGGAGCAGGACTTCATGTTAGCGGAGCAAATGCTACATTTACTTATTCACATTCAGGTACTAAATGGAATATGAATAAGCCTCTTGATATGGATGATAATACTATAACTACTACTGGAGCTATAGCAGGAGCTACACTTAATACAGGACAAGGAGCTAATGAGTTGTATGCTATGGATCAGGACGTACAAACTTCAGACAGTCCACAATTTGACGGAGTTAACATAGGACATGCTTCAGATACCACACTTACAAGAGCAAGCGCAGGAGATATAAATGTAGAAGGTAATTTAGTCTACAGAGCTGGCGGAACTGATGTACCCGTAGCTGACGGAGGAACTGGAGCTTCTACATTAACTGACGGTGGAGTATTATTAGGTTCTGGTACA